GGGTGGCTTTTAGCATATCGTGGGCCCCAGCCGTCTGTGTCATCTCAGGGGTGATTCCTAGGAGGGCGTGGCGTTCGGTGGTCACCGCATCCTGTCCAATTTTGACAAAGAAGTCGCTGAGCACTGTGGGGTTCTGGAGGTCAGATAGGCCGGACAGGAGGCGCCGGACGGTTGCGCCCTTTTTGTGAATTTCAATTGCGACGGATCGGGCCGGCATGTTTACAAACCCAGTGATAAGCTTTTCGGAGTCGGCGACCTCCCACAGGCGCGCGGCCTGTTGGCGCTCGGCCCCGATGCCTAGGGCCTGGATGCCCATGTTGGTGTCGAACTTCAGGGAGCCGTCGTGAGTGCGCTTGACGGAGTTGGAGAACTCGCGCAGATACTCGGGATCCACGACGCGCCGGTTGCCGAGGTCCCTGGCGACCGCGATGTCTTGGATGAGTTGCAAGGCCGTGGGAGAGTCTCCCTTGCCTTGGGACTGGAGGTCGGTGAGCTCCCGGAGGCCTTCCTGTTCGACGCGGTTCATCGTGCTTCGGAACATGCGCTCTTGGATGCGCGGACGTTCCTCGTCGGTAAGGCTGCGGTTTATAACGGAGAGCTGGGCGAAGTAGGCGTTGTTAAGGCCTTTAAAGGTTTCGTCGGTGGCCTCGGCAGAGTTGGTTCGTGTCTTGGGATCATAGAGTCCGAGAACTGCCATGGTATTTAAGGTGAGCATGGTGGACACCTTACGCATGTCCATCAACATAGGCTCGTCGGCGGCGTCGAAGTGGATGTTGTACTTCGCAAAGTCGCGGCGCAGTTGGAGACTGTTAGAGGGAGAAGGCCAGTCCTGTCGAATCGCGGATTCCACAGCTACCCTAACGGCTTGCGGATCCGGCTGGTTCTTGGGCATTGAGTCGCCCTCCAGCGCGGCTTTGTTGACGAGGTCGGTGGTGCGGGTGGGCTCTGGGTCCGGTTTGGCGGTTATCTTGTCGTCGATTGCGTCAAGGCGGCCGTCTATAGAGTCGGGCCCAGGAGTGGGGGGCTGGGCGCTCTTGTCCTGAACACGATTGTCAATGCGTTTAAGGCGGTCGTTAATTGGATCGCGCTGTATCGCCAGCGGGTCAGCCATGGTTATGGTACCTGTGTTCCAGTGAGGATCTCTTCTAGTAGTTTGTCGGCGACTGCGTCAGAGAGACCTTGGTCTTTGGCTTGGATAAGAAACTCTCGTTTCCCCTGGAGGTCGTTGAGAGTGATCTTGCCGGTGAAAAGTCGACGGACCTCACTGTAATTTCCTGTGGGGTTGTCGAACGCGCGCAGGATCACGGCGGGGGTTAACTGGTAACGCTCTGCGAGGTTCAAAGAAGAGGACTGTTGGTCCAGGAAATTCTGGATGGTGGCCTGTTCGGCGGGGTTGCTGCCCATGGCAACTCTCTCGCTGTCGTCCATGTTGAGGAGTATGCCGGACATTTTGTTACTAAGAAAGATCACGCCCGCTTTTTCTATTTCGAGTCGATTGACGGTGGCTATAGCGGCGGCAAATGCAGGGGTATTTTTTCCCAGAATGAAAGCATTACTGTTACGGGCCTCTAATAGATTTCTATCAATCGCACGAAGCTGGATGGCCAGATTCGAGGCACTGCCGGTATTTGAGATTCGTTGGAGAGTTTCAGCATGGGTGGAAGCAGAAAGTGTTACTACGGATTCGGTGCCATCTGGCGCCATTTGGAGAGCCTTTAGATCGTCCGTACTGGTAAGAGTGTTCGCGGAGACCCGAAGGCTGCCGGCTTCTAACAAGCCCTGAGCGAAGGCGTTGTTGGCGCGCTTGCGGTCGACTTTGAGATTCTCGGTGCGAGCGAGAACAAGAGCCAGGTCGGCGGCCTTCTTTTTCACTTCTTGCGAGGACGCGGCTGCCAGTGCGGCGAGGGCCTGCGGAGTCTGCTTGGCCTGGGCCGCGGCAACTCCCAGCTTTTCGCGTTCTAATCTTACGATCGCGATTTCATGTGAGATTTGATCGCGCTCGTTTTTGGCCCTGAGGTTGTCGACCGTTATCTTCTGTTGGGCTTCGAATTCCGTTTGCCTCTGGACCATCTGAGCCTGGATCTGGAGAGTCCGCGACAGACCTTGGGCGGCGCGCAGGATGATTTCGCCGGTGGATTCTGAGAGGGCCATAATGGTCTCCTAAAGAAGGCTCGCCCCGCCGCGGAGCTGGTTTGCGTTAAAGGGTGAGCGCCCTCTGCGGCCCCGGCGACTTCTCAATCCTGGAGGCGCTTGGGTAGGCCGCTTAGAGATCAGACTGGGACTTGAGAAGGGTACGCCTTGAAGGCCCGGCTGGAGGGGCAACCCCGCGCCCGGCGGCGGCGGGGTGGTAATGTCAAGCGTCAATGGGCCGCCGGTAGGGGGACTCACGAGAGGTAACCCTCCGCTGATCTGAGGAACGTCAAGCTTGAGGCCGCCGCCAGTCTGAGGAACGTCAAGTGTGAGACCTCCGCCGGTCTGGGGCCGGGGTCGCCGAAGGCCGGTGCGGCCGAGAAAGCTGCTGTGTGGCATGTTAAAACTGCCTTTGTCGTTGAAGTTCTAGATTTTGTCGTTGAAGTTGGAGCGAGTTAAAGGAGGATTGGATCTGCGCTCCACCAAAGGCGCCTGCGATGCCGCTGTTAATACCCTGTAAGAGAGCGCTGGGAATGTACTGCGCCGTCTGACCTGGGAGTTGGCCGGTTACCCTGGAGATAGATTGGCCAACTTCGAAGGAGGTGATGTTTTGTCGCAGTTGTTCGGGCGCAAACGCAAAATCTTTGAGTTGCGGCAATAATTGGGCGCGTAAGGTCTGAGAGAAGGCTGCGAGTCCGGAGGCCTCGGTGGCGACCGCCGCGCCGCCGAAGAGGGTTCCCCGCGCGGCTTGGGCCGCACGAATCTGCTTGACGAAGTCTTGAGCTAATGGGGAGCTCGCGGCGTCGCCGAAGGTTCCCCGCAAGAAATCTTCACCCTGGGAGAAAAGGGATCCGGCTCGCGTTGTAGATATTAAACCCTCACTGCCAAATTTGAGTCTCGTGACAGGGCCCTCGAGAATGTCTTGGAGGCGGGCCTCGGCAGCCGCGCGACCTTGCGCTTGGCCTTTGCGGGTGCGGCGGCGCGTCTTTTTGGAGGCGCGTCCTTGCTGGACGCCTTGGAGAATACCACCCGCGAGACCTGCGATGGCACCAGCTGCTAAAAATGACATAGTTTTCCTTTTACGTATCGCTTTCGAAGGTGTCGGGGAGCTCGAAGGCGTGCACATCGATCATGTAGATAGAAAATTCTCCGCGGTCGGTCACGCCGGTAACGCTATTAAATTGAAATTGAATATTTTGGCCTGGAGTAATGTCACTAAGACTAAGATTTCGACGACGAACAAGGTTGGTTTCAGTCGAGGAAGGAAGGGTAAGTGTGTCTAAGGTATTCCACGTACCAAAGTCTGTTCGAAACATGACCTCCATAACTTGGGTGTCTGCACTCGTAATGTGAAAGGTCAGAGAATCCCATCTCTTATGAAGGTTTGGCGTTTCAAATACAAAAGCGCGAGTTTGAAGTTGGTATGAAACTGAGGTATCGCCGGGATCGGTAAAGGTGTTGTAGGCATAATACATTTGGAAAATATCGTCAACGGAGGTCTCAGTAATGGAACAATCGGTAGTGGTGAAATTGTTCTGAAAAACCATACGATTGGCATTTTCCAACCGAAATGACTTCATGTCTTTGGCTTGCCAGTCTAGGAGAGACCATGCGTTATCATGTGTGTCGCGCCGTAAGATGTGTGTATTTTGGGTGGCTCCGTCGAGGGGTACAGCCAGATGATAGGCGTTATCGAAGAAGGCGCTGGTGGCTTTATGGGCTTGGTCGCTGTTAATTCTATCGATCCACTTTTGGATGCCGTAGGAATCCGGGAAACCGGCTCCGGCTTGGGCGTCTTGTTCAACTTTTGATAAGCCTCGAATTCCATCTGCGGCGAGAAACAATACATCGGCACCTTGATTACCTGGAACCCACTGGGGACTCTTGGTGGCCACACAACCTATGCCCGAGGTGAGAGTTAAAAGATTGGTATTGATCGTATCAAGACTATCACCGGGCGAAGGAATTAGCGCGCTTGAGGATCCCCACCGAGGCTCTAAAAGCAAGATTGCCTCATCCTTGAGAATGTAAATCCGAGGTTTACGATCACGCGCGGGAATTATAGCAGTGATCTCCCCCCCTAATCCTGGCTCTATACCGAGAACATTGCCGCCACCAGAGGTAGGAGCAGAAAATCCGGCGGTATCTAAGATTTGACTCCAGTAAAGATTGTCACCGTCTGAGGTCCAATAGCGCTGCTCGAAAAAGGCTAAAGCGCGTGGCTCGCTTATTTCGGTGACGTGTGTCGCGACATCGTTGATGATGTCGTAGATGACTAGAGAAGAGGGGTCGGAGCCTTCTTCGGCGACCGTAAATCCTAGGCAGCGGTTGCCATTGATTCGACCTGTAATAACGTGGTGTAGGACGTCGTCAGCAAAAGATTCTCCACATGCAATTTGGCTCCAATTGGAACTCCCAAAGATGCTGTACAGTTTTCCGCCCCAGATCCCTGTGAAACTTAGGAAACCGTCAGGGCGAATGAACTGAGTAATGCCACCTCCGGGTTGGAAAGTATGGCCGCCACGAGATGTCGCCCCGAGTCTTCGTTTAAAGATTCCAGGATCTGAGGTACGGATATTTGTGTTGTCTGCGATAGATTCATGATCCACAAGCCAGGGCACAGAACGGCTGTTGACGCCGAGGTGGCCCGAGACTTGTCGGTCCAGAAGGCGTCGTGTGTTACGAGGAAAATCGACCATGATTTTTAAGAAATGAAGGGGGGGTTTTTCTTAAAAAATGAGAGAAAGTGACGAACGTAAATAGTTACAGGTAAAGAAGTTAGGTAGAAAGTCTTAGAGTTCGCTGAAGCGGCGGATCGGAAGTTCCAGGTTGTAGTACGTGAAGGCCGGCCGAGTGGAAATGCCCGAGGGAGAGACCTTTTCCTGGCGTAGGCGGTTCTTGATGATCTCCTCGCCCTTATCCCAAGCTCGGTTGGCGGCGGAGCCTTCTTTTAACATCCAGTGAATGTCGCCCGCGGCCTGCCAGGCGAGATACTCCAAGTCCACAGAGTTATCGATGGGAGCGTCTTCGGAGTGGAGCTCTTCGGGTTTTCTATAGTATTCCACGCGCACAATAGTATTGACATCAGGCACAGGGATAAACTGGACGACGCGGTGCTGGACGGTGGCCTCACCTTCAGGCAAAAATGAGATGACTTGAGAGGTAATAGGGTTTCGGATTTTGAGCCAATTAGAGGTGCCGAACTCCTTCTCAACAGCAATGAACGACGCGAACTCTAAAACAGTATCCGTGTAGTCAGTACCGCCCATTGTCATTGTTTCAAAACGCTCTTGAAGTTCCAACGCGGTCCCCGAGGCCGTAGTGTCCCGCACAAGACCAGTGATGCGGACCTCAAAAGCCTCAGAGCCGCCGGCTGCGAGTTGAAGAGTAGTATCCGTCGCTGACTGTGACGTGAAAGGTGAAAAGCCGCGATCTTCCCATTCTTGGGGATTACCACCGGTGTCTTGGTTATAGACTCCGGCTGCGCGCTTGTTCCAATGACCTGTTGTGCCGAGGGGGCGTGCATTGGTCTGGTCCGTGATGGTAAGGACTACTCCCACACGCTCCGGAAACACCAGGAGCTTGTCGCCAGAGAGTACAAAGTCCTCCGTGGTGCGTAGGGAGGGCCACGGTAGGCGCTGGGCCCAGGCCTTTATTGCGCGGCCGATGGCCACGCGGGTACGGGCCCGCCATGCGGGGTCTACGCGATTTGCCAATTGTTGGCTTCTGTCTATAGTTGCTCTTGCGCTATTGTCTGGCATTTCGTTTCCTTAAAAGGGGCCCGGGCCGCGTCGCCGCCAGCTACCGCAAGCCCGAGCCTAGAGATCCATTCGTCCGCAAGAGGAGCCATCGCGAAAGTCTTCTGGGCCTGGCGAGCTACGATCTGGCGCCGGGGATCTTCAGAAGAAACTCTCACGGCGTGCAAAAGCCGCCGGGCAGAGGCTTTTATGAAGTCTTCGCTGTTCTTCGGGAACAATATGTAACTATTCCAGAGCTCCCGGGCCTGAGTGGCGGTTCCAAGAGTCTCGAAGAGGGCGCCATGGACTGTACTACAGGTCACACATCCGTGCGCCTGCGCCTCCATCGCGGCCATACACGAAATCTCATCAAAGTCGGTGGGATAGAGCCACACACCGGCCTCCAGAAGAATCTGATCGACGCGGTCCCAGCCCACACGCCCGAGCACAATCGCCCCGATCTCGTCTAAGATCGCGTAGAGTTCGCGCTCATAGACGTCGGCAGAGCAATCGCGCCCGATGTCCGGGATACTGTAATGACGGTTCTGGGCCTGAGACCGACGGGCCCATGGCGTGAACCCGTACATGCACACGAGTCGGATCTCAGGGTCCGTCTTTTGGGCTTCGCGGATGATTTTTGCGGCGGTAAGAAGCCCGCGGTCCGGTGAAGAGAGGTATGCTACAAGCTTGGGGTCCTTCTTGGAGAAGTTCAGGGCCTCGGCGTAGGGATGCGGCCGGCGGATGCCATTGCGGGCGACCCAACGCTTCTCTTCGGGGACCACGTCACGCACAGGATCCACGTGAAACTCGCTCTGGAACTGTACGATGTCCGCCAGTGCCAGAATCTCGTCGGTATAGCGGGCGGGGTTCTGGACGTCGTGGAGCCAAAGCATGCGCACCTTGGCGGGGCACTGTACGCGCGAGAGCGCCTCGATGGCGCGCCAGATTACGAGAGCGTCGCGGGGCCGCTTCTCATCAAACTCGGCCCAATGACGCCAGCAGACGCCGGTGTCGGGATGGATGCCGCGACTCGCGTGAGTCATGTTGGCATACACCGAGACGTTGACGCCGCGGGACTGGATTTCGTTTGCGAGTAGGATGACCATTTTCTCAGAGCCGCCGATGCCGGTCTCCCCGCTATCGGGCCCCCACTTTTCGCCGGTATGGCCGGTCCAAATGGCTAAGGAGGGTGTGGCGGGGCGTGGATCAGGCGGCTCGACCTTGTCGATACCGGTGTCCTCGAGGTCGGCCGGAATGGCCTTGAGTTCCTCGCAGATGTTGCGGCCTACGCGCAGAGTGTTGACAGAGCCGGTGACCTGAAGATTGTGGGTAATAGTGCCTATGCCGCGACAAATCTCAGCGCCTATCATCAAGTTTTGAGTTTCCTGGAGCATCTGTACGGCAACATCGTTGGATTCTAACGGGCGGCCCAGAGAAGTTTCCTTCCAGGCAATGGCCATTTGGGTATACTCTAAAGCCTTTTCATACTGTTTGAGTTCACAATATGCTCGAGCGGCTAGAAGTTGAGGGTGGTAGCGGACCTGCGTAGGATCGTAACTGTGGAGGCCCTGGGGTTCTCTACATTGCATGCCGGCATTAAACCAAAATAGGCTTTCGTCCCAGCGCTGGAGTTCGGCGTTTGCGCGGGCAATGCCGAAGTGGCCGCGAGGATCATGCACATTGATTTGGACGCATTGGGTATAACAATCCAGTGCGTCCAGGGGGCGACCCATTACGGGCAGCAAATAAATACCGGCCATGTAGTACCAAGACGCCCACCGGTCCTCTTGAGATCCGGAGAGTCTCACAAACTCTCGATAGGTATCAAGAGCCTCAGAAAAGAGTTCGAGTCCACGGCAAGCGTTGCTGTAGTAGAAAAGGGTACGGGGATCTACAAAAGCGCCCTCTTCCTCGCGCTCTTGCCGCATGATGAGGTAGTTGCGGACGTCGGAGCGCCGGAGGTCCTTTTTGTCTTCGTTGGGCTTCTGGTGGATGATGCGGGCCGGCAGATTCTGAAAATAGCCATTCGCGAGTGCCGGGCAATCCTTAGTGGGGATCATCGTCTCGTGGCAGCGACCCTTCCACTCGAAGAAATCCTTGAAGACGAAGCGTTCACGTTTGAGGATCGTGGTACAGGTGCCGTCAGCGTCGTGGGCGTAGTTGTAGTCCAGGAAGACTGTGTTGATTTTCGGGTCCTCTGGGTTCATCATATCGTTGACGATTTGACGCAGGCCGCCCGAAGAGTCATCGGAGAGGATGTCGTCGCAGTCAATCCAGAAAATGACAGGGTTTTTCGAGGCTTTGCGGGCTACTTCGCGAGCGGCCGAGAAACTCCGCATGACCTTGTCGGGGACTAAATGATTCCATTGAGGAAGCCACTCGTCCATCTCGACTACCATAACTGAGGTGAGATCGGGACGTAAGAGGAGAGTGCTGTCCGCGAAACCGTCCACGACGTTGTGAGTCGTGGCGAGGTTTTCGGGGCTGGAACCCGTGTCCACGACAATGAGTTCGTCGCCATCTTCATAGATAGCCTCGTAGACGGAGGTGAGGCACTTCTCGAGAGCCTCGGGGCAATCCTTGGTGATGACATTGATAGAAATAGACGGCATGGCGGCGGTTCCTTTAGCGGTCGTCTGCCTCTTTTATGAGGCGATAGAGAACGGTAGCAACACACGGACTAGAAGTTTCCATTTCAAGCCCCTCGACGTAATGTTGGAGATGACCATGGTTTAGTAATCCACCGGCTTGGCCTTTGGGGATCATAGGTATTGACGTGGCAGCGGGTATAAGGCGACGGATCTGCAAAGGAGAAATTGTAGATAAATCTGCTACGCCGCCTTCAAACGACGAAAAGAAAAGCCCAGTGCCACCGTTGTACATCGTATCATGTTCGTCTGATGTAATAAACCGATCCCAAACATAAGTTTCATCCTGATCTTGGGTGCCCATAAGCTTGCTTACGTCTTGGAACCAGCCGATGGTTAACTTGACCGAAGCCTGAAAAATCCCGGTGGTATGTGCTAAGGTATTCCGGGCCACAGAATTTATTTGGATCCAGATCTCTTGATTCGGGAAATCAAAACCAGCAGTTACAAAATTCCAGACATTGTCCGGAGTTGTTCCGGTGGCTGGCTCGACTTCTACCACGCTAGATCCGTCATTTGAGACCGAAAAGCGTACTCGGTCATTTGTAGTTCGTTGCCACATGAGCCAGGAGATGTTCGTAGCTGGAGTAGATGAATCATACTTCGCGATAAATGGGTTATTAGAATTCGCGGGCTGGCGAAACCAAGCGCCCACTGAAAAACTTGACGAACTGCCGAGATCAAAAGTCCCATCGTCGACACGAGCCATTCTATTTATCGTGTCTTCTTCAAAGTTCTGCATCCCGTCCTTGATGCCGTCATTGCTACCAAAAATAGTTCCAGATTCAACCGGAACATCATTGCCGTTCACGCTTGCATCAACGCGATCCGCGTTTCCTGTAACCTCATTCATGAGAAGAGCAAGTAAAAGATTATTGAGCAAATCGTTCGCCATTATGCGCCCCCAATTCCGGCTTGGATCTGGTCGGTGCTAGTATTGGAGAAAATCACTTGGTAGATTTCCATACGAAATCCAGTAGGAGGCACCAAAGTAGCATTGGAATCACAAGTAAACGAGGTTGCTGTGATTCCGCCGCCAAAGAGATCGTGGACAGCTAGTTCTAGAGCGGTGGGTTCACGCATTAGCGATCATCGGCCAATTTTTGGAGGCGATAGAGGACGGTACAGGCGCAGGGGTCGCCGGTCTGGATTTCCAAACTGGTCTGAAAGATTTGCATTTGGCAGTTGTTTAAGATGCCCGCGGTTTCGCCGTGAGGAAGTAAGAGGCCCGTAGAGGCCGCTGCGACGTTGATGCGGCCTTGGAGATTGGAGAGATCCGGGAAAGTTTCGGGTGAAACGTCAGGCGCACTCACCGATACAGCCACGTTTCCCGGAGGAATCCGCCACGTACCCAAGAACTTTTGGGCGGTGCCGGAGCGATCCCATCGGTGCGGCCAGTGAATGATCATGCGGGGGTAGTCTTGATCGTGATGAAGGTATCGAGTGCCGTGGCTGAAGAGAAACGTAAAGTGACAATGGCGGCGTTCATGTCAGCCGCAGATGCGTCGATTTGGTAGATACCATCGCTTACCTCGGCGATTGTGCCCGTGACAGCCGCAAATGCGCCGCCGTTGAGAGAACGCTCGCCGGTGACCGTGAGGCCGGTGGCGGGAGTTTGCCCGTCGCTCGAGAGGACCATGAGGAACTCGAGATCACTGAATGCCTGGTTTTGCTGCGGTCCGATGGCGGCGGCGTTTTCGTTGGCGGTTGGGACAGCGGCGACATCCGCCGGAAGGTTGGCTCCGTCCAATTCGGCGAGACGCGCTTCGGTACAGACAGAGGCAAGAGCTGCGGAGTCTGTGCCGCGTACGTCGGTGTTGGCGGTAGTGGTGTCGACAAGAACTACGCCTTGGACCTTGTTAGTGGCGGGATCGTAGCCCGCGTCGGCGAAGTCCTTGAGGTCTGTGACAGTCTGGGTTCCGCCTTCCATATGGGTGACGTCGACTTCGGGGACGCCGGCGACAGTGGGAGTAGAGACCGTGGTTCCAAGCCACTGAGTGACATCCGTTCGAAGCCTGTCAGATTCATCGATAAGAGAATCGTAGGTTGTCGCAGGGATAACCATGAACTCATGCCACACCGGGAGATGCGTTGCGGGGTCCTGCGATTTAAGAACTAAACTTCCTTGGGTATTAGTGTGAGACGTAGTAAAGGAAACACTGTACCATCCATCTTCGTCGTGAACCCCCGAAGGCCCCGCGACAAAGGACGCTCCATGTTTTGCAATTCGGGTAGCCGGAGTGAGACCCACCTCCTCAGTCACCCCGTCCGTCGCATCGAGAAAAGGCCCAATGCGCATATTGATTGCCGTCGACTCTCTTAACCAACGCATCAGACTCTCCTTTTTCGATAACTATCCATGGCCACGGGAATAGAGAGGGAAGGGCCCGCACCTGCCGTCGGAATTCTACACGCGGTATGTGCCACCCCAACAGCACCACTCCACGACCAGGACATGACCCCGCCGTCTACGCCATCTTGCGTAGATCCGGCTCCCCGTTCACCACCGGTCGCAAGATTCCATTGAGCTGTCTGGTTTGCACCCTCAGTTGGAGCATTCCCCGGAGAACGCAATACGTCAAACACGAAGTCGTCTGAGCCTACCCCAGTTACAGTGTCTGAAACAGACTCAACAGCATCTGGCACTGACCCAGTAGCATTGTCGGGAGTTGTAGCTCCCGTAAAGGTAATAGCGCCAGCAATATTTTGAGCTTTAGCTGACGCAACTACGTTAACTTCAGATGAGCCTGTGGCTACAGAAGGGCCAACGAGGTACCAGATCTCCGTTATCGCGTCGCCTATGTTGTCGTCTCGTCGGAGGAAGGTCAACGACTCGTTGACGCCATCCCCGTCCCACGCCACGGAAGTAATCGTAACGGCAGCGTCCGTTGACGTACCAACTACCAGAACCAGATCAGCACCGGTTCCGAGAGTATGAATGAAGTCGATGTTAGCACTGTTGCCAGAACCTGAACTGGTGTTTCCTACTGCGACTGCCATTACGGCTGATACCTCAGCGCCATCGAATCTCCGGTTCCGGTACTGATGCGACAAAGGAGATTACCGTCGTCATCGAACTGACCGGCACAAAACGTCAAATCTGATAGAGCGTTTCTAATCTCACCTGCAGGGACGATGTACGAGAGGATCGCTTTACCGGCAATGTCCACGGGTACAGTCGCGCGAACTACGTCATTGACGAGCAGCTCAACTGTTTTAGTTGAGTCCATTCCAGAACAATCGATGTCCACGAACTGAGGAGTGTCTGGACTGCCGGGCCTTACTAAGAGGCTGGGTCGTTGAGCCATTCCATGGCCCTCGCTTTGAGACGTTTGAATTCTTCAAGATCCATCAGAGTACCTGTTCGCTTGATGTCCAAAACTACAGGTCGTGCGCGCCATCCGTAACCGTCCCATCGATAGAATTCTCCTCCTACGTGTAAAATGGTTCTGCCATCACGTTTTTCCGCCACTGCCTGAACGCCTTTCAACGGTGCTGCTTCAACTTTACCGTCATCACTTGTAAAAACAGTCCCGTCATCATAATATATTCGCCAAGACATTTAATCGCCACCGTAACCGGCCTGGATGAGGGCGGCGCTAGTATTGGAAAAGATGATTTGATAGACTTCAAGTTCGAAGCCGGCGGGAGCGACAAGACTCACAGCGGACTCACAAGTAAAGGACGTGGCGGAGAGAGAACCGCCTAGAGAGGCATTGAAATCAGTTACGGTCAGGTCGCGTATCATACATCACCGTGACGTGAACGTTCTCTGTGGCGCCGGTGAAGGAGACGGAATTGTCGAACTGGAGAAAGCGGGAGCCCAGATCGAGGACGCTTTCGCCGAGAAGAGGCACCGCGAAGGTATGGAGGACGGCGCCGGTGTCGCTGTCTGTTACTTGGACGGTCTGGGCGGCGGCCATGTCTGTGGGCGCGACGCAGAGGATTTTGAAGACCCGAAGATGTTCTCCGGCTGCGGGGGTGGCGAGGGAGGCGGCGCCGGAGAGGTTGGTATTGGTCGAGACAAGGGCCTGCCCGAAGTTGTTTTTGATGTCGTGAATGTTTGCGCGGCTCATATTTTCCTGTCGTCGGTGTAGATGAGGGAACGGGTTCGGTAGTCCTTTTTCACCGGGGGAGCCATGTTTTTGCCGCCGATGAGGTCGGGAAATTCCTTCATAACAAAGAAGAGGTCGGCGTCGTCGTCAGCGAAAAGAGGTTCGTCGGGCAGGATCTCGCGCATGATTGGGCGCAGGACGTCCATAAAGATCTGGGGGTAAGAGATTTTGAAGTAGCCGTCGGCGCTGCCGTCATGGTTGGTACGCCACTTGCCAGTCTTGGGGTTAATCTGTTGGGCGGTGTGGAGGCGCATGTAGTCGCCGACCTCTTTCATCTCGAGTGGGAACTCGCGGATAAGGTCCTCGATGATCTCTCGGATGACGCGATGGCGGACGTTTTCGGCGCTGGGTTTTAGGAGTTCGACGGGCATTACTCAAAAGTTACAGTAGAAGATTTCATTTCAGGAAGCCCAAACATACCGCTCAAATTTATTTCAGGACCTATATTGCCATTACTATCTACAGCAGAAAGCCTAAAATTATATCTACCACGAGACTGATTTAAAAGCCATAAAGAAACGGGTACGTTGGTTTCAGAAAGTTCAAAGAATCCTGTACCATTAGGATCGTTAATCTCGGGATCCTGGATAGGAACCGGAGAATTGTCGTCAGCGAAAACTCGACAACGGTAAGTAGAGCCTGGTATGGCCTCCCACTTAAGAACGGAATCGATTGTGATAGATATGTTCTTTATTTCATGGCAGAAAGAACCCCCGCAAGAGTTTGGCGCTCCCGCGAGGGTACAAACATTGTCATAAGTCCTTTCCTACGTTTGATTTATGTAGCTGACAGCCCCTTCCATACCACCGATCGCCTTGTCGGAGCGGTAGATGAGCGTGGCCTGCGCATTAATTTGAAATCTGGCTCTGAGGCCATCACGTGGAAGTTGTTCGACCATCGGGCGCCGGAGCCAACCGATGGAGAGGAAGGACGGATCCATGAAGATGATCGAGTTGCCCTGCGAGGTTTTGTTGGCCGCGAGGAGTTGATCTTCCGCGTAGATAACGTCGAGGTCGCCGAAGTCGCTGGTGTGCCGCTCTATGATGAGCGACTGCAAGCGGTCCGTGGCGTCCACGTTGCGGGTGACCCGCGTCGAGAACTCGGAGATGGTCCGCTTAAGGAAGGACGCGACGAAGGCAATAGTGGGAACCACGTCGAAGGCCTGGTCACGAAAGACCTGGAGAAGATCAACGAGGACCTCTTCGGTGAAGGTCGTTCCAGAACTGGCCGTGAACGTGGCGTCCGAGGCGGTTTTTTCGGGGATGTTGAGGAACCCGTCGAACTGCCGGGTGGCCGAGGTCGCGCCGGTGGCCGCTGAACCGCGATGAAGCGCGTGCTCCATATCGTTCAGGGTCTCCGTCAACTTCTTTTGCCCCTGGTAGGTAAAGGGATCCGACATTCCGTAGTGCCCAACGAGACGCTGCTCGTCGGAGACCTGGCCCCACTTCGAGAACGACTGAACGTGCACAAAGTTTCGGACGGGCTGTGAGAGGGCGGGGTCGGTCGAGGCCGCGCCTTCGAGAGTTGCGTTGAATGCACGAGTCGCAAACGTATCTTCAAGCACTTCGACAAACGTGGAGGTAACGCTCTCCTGGGGGAGAACGGCCATCGCGGGTCGGCGCTTCGAGATTAGGTTTGCTACTTCGTTTAGAACGAGCTCACGAATGGTGCCGCCCTGAGGGCGTCCACCACTTGTAAATTCGTCCCAGGTCACAAGAGTAGCCATAATAAGTACTTAGGACTTTCTTAGGAGATAAGCCGAGGCCTTAATGAGCCGAACAGGATCGTCTTTCATTAGACCAACGGCGCGATTGCAGTTGCTACAAAGAAAGCCACGGATCTTTCCAGTTGAATGATCGTGGTCAAGATGCAAGAGTCCATTTCCCGTTCGACTATCGCCGTCGAGATGTCCGCAAATTTCGCACGTTGTTTTCTTCTGGAAAAGTTCTTCAGCTTTCACAACGTCTTTGACTCCGAGTTGCTTCCAACGCCAGCGTCGCACTTTCTCGGCATTCTTTTTCCGATAGCGTACAATCTTTTCTGGTGTTTTAGGCATCGTCGGCATCCAGGTGGGCGACCGCGGTTGCGAGGTTTAAGTAGTCGCCTCGCTCTGCCACGGTAAGTTCGACTTTCTCGCCCTTTGCCTGAAGCTGCTTGAAGGCCTCCCGAACCTTTTCGGGATCACCTTGAGGAGTGGGCCGCCCCGCTGAGTCGGGCAAGGCTGCCCGCGATTTTGCCAGGTCTTGGCGAACCGCATCGATCCGATCGTCAGCCATGATCCCGCGAACCATCTCTGCCACAACGGCAGGGGCGTCATCGAGAACCTGGATATCAGGTCGAGAATTGTACACCTTGTCGAAGAGTTGTTTCTCTTCGGCTGAAGGGTCCAAAAAAGCGGGATCTCGCTCAACTACTTTCGCGTAGGAGGCTTGATGCTTCGATAGACGTGTACTACTCTCGGCATTCTGCTCTAACATAGGCTTAAGGGCTTTTTGTACGGCAGAATCGATGGATTCCTGAAAGGCCTGAGAGTTAAAGGCTGAGGGTTCGACCGTAGCCGGAGCGGAAAAAGGATCCACCGGCGAATTAGCGGGTGGCACACTCACGTCCTTGGGTTTTCCCAGGGCTTCTAACTGCTGGTTCATGCCGACCACAAGAGCCTTGAGATCGGCAAGTTCCGCATTTCTACTGGTATCGCTTTGGCGGAGGTCATTTGTGACACCAATAATAGTAGAAAGTCGTTTTTCCAGGTCGCCGGGCTCCTTTGGGGAGGTTGCTGGCTTCGGCTCTTTGCCATCGATAGAAAGCACATCGGGGGCCGGAGAATCGGGTCCAATTACTTGTGGTTTGGCGGTGATATTAGACATTGAAGAGATCCTTGTTTTCGGAGCGCATACGAAGCTCGGTTTTGAGGCGGGTAATGAAAATCAGATGACGATTAGATACATCATTTATACTGGTACGAAGTGCCTTGATTTCGGTCGCCTCTACGGCATTCATGAAGGCGGCGAAATTGGGCCATTGAGGATGGCGGGTTAAAGAGGTGATATCTTTCTCGGGAGAGATCATACGGCTGGAGCGTCTTGTGTTCCTGTCATCTGATTGTGAGCGGCGAGAACTTCTTGAATGACGGTAGCCTCCTCGGTACTTCTCACGATCTTCTCGGCCAAGGGGAATTCGATGAGACGGAAATACTGCTTGAAGAGTTCGGCGATATCGATAAGACCTGTATCGGCCATTTGGAGAGAGAACGGGATGATCGTTTCGATGTTCCTCTGAAGAATGGCTCGCTGAGTGTTCGAAGGAGTCCCGGACGCACTGATGTCGAAGTCCTTGTCTAGTTCTTCGCGCGTGATTTTGAGGGGTAGTTCGCGACCCTCAACGCGAAAGTAGACCTCAGGTGGTCCAAATTCGAGCCAAAGTTTGAGGATCTTATTCAGAGATTTCGAGAAGGACTCTTGGAATAGTTTGGCGTCGAGACCAAAAATGCTATCGGAGATATTCTGAATGGCGCCGACTTCAGTGGCGGTCCGGCGTTCGCTGCGCTGGGTAACGCTTCGGATGCTGGCGTCGAAGATGCCAATGTAGTTCTCAGCATGCGTCTGGTTGACGTTTTCAGCTCGGAGGAGTTCGCCCAAAACCGCGAGATCGTGGGTCATTGGTACGATATCGTCAGAATTCCCAGTAAAAGGAATGACTCCGCCGGGTCGCCATTCGATGTCGATCTTTTCACCTTCCATTGCCCGGACTTTGACCATGGGAGCAAGTTGGATTGTCGTGGCGTCGACCCAGGCATTATGGTAAGCGTTGACGAGCTTCTGAAAGGGGGCTACCATTTCTGGGATACCACGCTGATCCAAAGAACGCGGAAGGTCATTGCTGTAATGGAATGGCGTAATTGGCCACTCATCCATGGGCAACGGATACTCAAAAAGCGCTAGGCGAATTTTGTGTTCGGGAGCGTTCCAATAGACGCAGCGTTCCGCGACGCCGTCACCATTGATATCGATCCTACAGTAGGTTTGAAACAGAATGGCCTGCGCCTTGGCAGACTTTTTGCCAGTATTCTCGATGTCCGCCTTACCATCGCGGATCTCGCGAATCATGTCGCGAGCGTTCGAGGCGCGCACGCCACCATACTCTCTATTTGAGTCATCGGTATTCGAGCGCATCTTTTTGAGGAGCGCCTGTACGGCAGTGCCGTCCAGGATGTTGTCCTGTGCCATCTGGATAAGCTGATCGCGTCCGATGCGATGGACAATGGTAAAAAAGTCAGCGTTACTTGCGTCTTGGTCCGGAGGTTTGATGACGTTGATGGGATCAATGGCCTGCCAAGAAGGGCGATCCACGGAGACCTTCCGGAAAAATAACCGAATATACTTTTCGCCGGTGAGGATCTTACTGGCAGCAATTACGAGCATTGTCGCTTCTTCGGGACTCGACTGACTAGACAACCCGTATTCTTGTTCCAATTTCACTACGATGGCGTCGCCGGGATTAAACTTCTGCCCTTGTTGGGAGGCTTCAGCCTCGGCCGCTTGTAAGAAGGCGTCGAGAGGCCCGAAAAGAGTGTCTATCTGAACAATGCGTACGCTGCGGGACGTTTGGTAGTCCCAACCTTCATGTGTGTATGCGTGCCCGCGCGCCAGAATGTAGTCGATCAGGAGGGTGGCCTCTCGTACAGTCTTCATTCTCTTCTTGAAAAGCCACGTCAAAAAGGGTTCAATTTCGCGGGCCGTGTCGATGTCTGTGGCTTCTTGAGACTCGAATGTAGCAATAGGATTCGCATCGAGAATGAGAGAGGCGAGACCGGGCCGGGCACGGCGGATGATGCCGTCGATGACGGGTACGGAGACATTAGAGGCGCCTTCCCAGGGAATGTTACGGGGTTCACGGTGACCCATGCGCAGCTTTTCAAGGTTGACCTGCTTAGTGATCCAGCCGGACTGAGCCTCATCGGCGTCGTCGATCATACTGTCGAGTTCTCGGAGCTCTACGTCGATGTTGGGTTGGACCTCGGATTGCACAACCTGGAGTCCGAGGGGATTTCCGCGTTTAATCGCCATTAAGCGGTCCTATCATTTCGGTATTCTCGATCAAGTGGAACGAGAGTGGGAGATCGAATTAGACACAAAGTATGTGCGTCAATTTTGCCGGCGGCCTTTTGGTCTTCGAAGGTGCGCTGCCGCTCTTCGGATTCCATGTAGCCATAGTTGAGCCAGGGATTCTTAAGTACCGCGACATTTGTCGAGCGGGCGCAGTGGCGGGGACAGTGGACCTCAAAGTCGGTGGGAAACTGGTCACCCTCATAAACACGAAAGAGACACGCACTCCAATGGGTAGGAAAAGCGGTATTTACGCGGCGAGCGGTATCCCAGAGAAAAAGTGAAAGCGCGTCGATTCGATCGTATTCGAGGCACTTCATGTGTCGGCGAAGTTCGACTATGGCGCCACGAGTAAATAAAGCGTCGTCGTCCCAGAGCATACATGCGTCAAATGGCGGGCCCTCTATCTCGAGGAGTTGACGATATTGCTCTGCCAGAACAGGCATCCAATTGAGACCTTCAGATGAGACGATGGCGCGTGGGGAAGGCCAAATCTGAATCATAAGTTCAGGAAACTTTTCTGCTTGCTTAACTACCTCGGCAGCCACAGCAGGTGTGGGACGGTCGCAAGAGATCAGGACGGTGATGGTTGGGCCGCCGTAACTTCGGAAACCGTTGATTTGGCGGAGGATGCGGTGTAGATATTTCTTGCGGCGATGAACTCGGAGGATAACTCCGAGATTTTTGACCCTAATCGTTTGGCCAAAAGACTTTGAAACTTCTGGGGTTGCTGTCGTATCCATGAGAAAACTGCTCGGTCGTGTTTGATTTGGATCTCTCCGAGGCTATAACCAGAGACACGCATCTCGGGAGGATCGTGATAATGGCGACTCCAAAAGAGGTGGGTGCCGAAGACATATTCAACTCCTACATGGAGAGGGTACGGGTCATTGCCTGGATAAAGCATACAACTTTCGAGTTGCTTGCTGATCTCGCCGGCAGGATCTAGCCGACCCTCGAATTCTAGTCGATCTGGACATTTTGTTTTATCGAAACTCATGAACCAAGGGCCGGCTACATCCTGATAATTCTTGAGGCGACGTGTTCCGGGTTCTCGCGTACTGTAGCAAGCGCCAGCAAGGGCAACGTCAGAGATGTCAAGGTCTTTTTGGAGTAACCAGTCGTCGTACGCAAGATCAGGGAGAAAATCGTGCTCGGTTATCACAAGCCGGCCCGAGGGATCATTCTGTTCTTCCGCCCAGATTCGGTTAAGACATTCGGTATGGGACCACCCGGCGTCGTTCACAAACCACTTAAGGACCATTTTGTCCTGAGCATACTCGGCAATTACATTCCACAATGAGCGGAGTAATTCATGTCGAAAACCGTCAAAGATACGAATGAGTCTAACCGTAATCACTTCTTCTTACCGCCGCGCTTCTTTGGGGGTTTTCCCTTGCGAATTCTCTTTTCGGTCTGTGTGTGCTTGGGCATTAGTCGCTTTCCTCGTAGTCATCAATAGCACGCTCTTCGGTGGAAAAATCGAGTCCCACGTTTCCTGGGTCACAGTCGGTCCCGCTGTTGTCACCGGAAACGGCGAATTCCCCAAATACCTCATAATTTTCTTCTTCTATCTCCAGTGCGGCCACCTTCTTTTCGAGCGTGATGATGCGCGCCCAGAGTTCTCTAATGTCACTGCCCTGCATTTTCTACCTTCTTTCTCTTTCGTCTTTCGTAAGTCGCCCAAGCGGCGAGCCCAGCATTTAAAGCGTAGGAGCCCAGCGCGATCAGCGAACCCGGCTCTCCTGTAATAGCGCCGGGAATCTGTCCGGCTACGGGTGACAACTCTTCTATCCCAGTGCCGACCGCGTAACCAAAAGCCGTGGGATCAAAAGCACAGGCTACAAGAGCCGCGATGCTTCCACCGATTAGGGCGGCCAAAATTAGACGAATAAAATTACATCTCTTCATAGATATATCCTCGTAAAAGGAAAATGGGACAACTAGCCCGCAAAAAGATCGTTGACAATTTTGAAGTCGCGTTTCTGTAGATAGTTCTTAGGGGGATTGCGCAAAGGGCGCGGATAAAGGATGCCGTAGCGGATGCAGTCGCGGAAGTCCTTGTAGAGTTCCATAAGGCGCTCGGGAAGGATCATGACGTCACGCGCATTTGGCGGGACGAAGTTGGACATAGAGAGCGCCTCGATGCTGTTAATGCAATGCCGCTGAACGGTGAGTTTGGGCCGGTTGGCGGGCCCCAAAGGGGATTTGCGGTCCCAGCGCAAGAGACCGCGGATGCGTTCTATGCCCGTCTCTTCATGTCCGGTATCCGGCACTCGACAGTCAAAGAGGAGCCCGAACTTTCGGAAATCATATTGAACGGAGGTTTGTTTTTGCCCTTTAAAAGAGTGCTCGGCCACACCAAAACGAGGATCCAGAACACGATAAGATACATCAAGAGCACCTTCTCGGTTACGGATAAGCGTGGCATAGTCAGCAATTGTATTCGAGGAAGTGCGCATTTTTGCATGGGATCGTCCTGCGGGCCATTCATCATAGATTTCTATTTCTCCGTTGGGTCCAAATGCCATCCAAACGAGTGCAAAGGGGCGCCGGTGGGCCGGATCGCAGATGTTCATCCGAGGCCACTCTGGGGGAACCTGTCGGGTGTCCACAATATGGGCAGCGCTATCGAAGCCAGGAAAGGCGCGGTGAGACAAAAAGGACCACGAGCCTGACTCCCGGGCCTTTTCTTCTTCTTCGGTATAATTGCCATCGCGGAGGAAGGCAACTTTGGCCTCGTGGGGAATATACGGGTTGTCCCAAATAGAACCGTGGACCTGGGTTACGTCGTCCCGGTCCTTGGCCACGAACTCCTCGTAGACGAAGGGGGCATTACGCCCGAGGGGGGTCATGGTGAACCAAAAAGGACTCATAAAGTCGGTCATTCCGCGCCAGACCGCGCCCCAAATGGCCTTAGGGGGCGGTTCGTCGCAAGCAACCCAGTCCCAATTCATACCTTCGAAGGACATGGGATCCTGTTCCGCGGAGCCGAAGTAGATCTCAGAATCGTCAGGGAAACGGAGACGAAGAGGTACGGAAGAGGGGCCCTTCCAGATTTTCATGTCGCGGCGAATAGCGGGCGGAATCGCCTCTTCGAGTGCGGGGAATAGGATACCGCCGATGCCGCGCTCACGATTAAGGCCAGTGAGCATAAGCCCGCGGCCTCCGGTACGAATAGGAACGCCGTCAGGGCGCCGAATCCAGTATTGGGGAAGGATCTCGGAGCGGTCGGGGTAGTCGCCGATTTCTGTGAGTTCAAGATCTGGGACGTCCCAGATCCAGTAACCTTTAGCATGGGCCATGCAAAGGCCGCCATTGAGTTTCGTTTTGCCCCAGCGATTGCCGGAGTTCAGAAGTAGACCGCGAGTGCTCTTTTTTGCGTTTATGGCGCGGGTTTGCCCGTCATGCCACTTGATGTAGCGCAGAGGGTTCTGGGCATATCTCAGACGGCGTTCTTGGTAGGCGAGGAGTTTATTGAGTTTATGATCGCGGTCGTTCAAGAAGCACTCTCGGGAGTTACATCGACGATTTCGGATGAAGAGCTTTGAGAGACGGACGAACGCGGAAGGGCGGGGTCCCTAGCGATTTCTGACGCAATCAATGCGTCGACATCGGCGTCCGAGTATCGAGAGAGGTCCCCGAAAGTGCCATGTGCTACTATTTTTATCTCGGCGAGGCGACCAAAGCGTTTATAGAAGACTTCAATGGCGCGGGCGTCGCCTTGGCATGCTTTTCTCAGGAGGGCGGCGTCGACAATGCCGATACGGGTGTGAATGAGCCGAGAGACTTGTTGGCAGATCCAGGCCATACCCACGGGGTTCTGAAGACGAAGGCGGACGGACTCCGTGCCAACACCCGAAGACTTTGCAAGTTCAGGAACGCTGATGTTCCCCTGGAGCATGCCTTGGGCGATGAGGATATCGGTCTCCGTAGGAAGGTAGTCGCGAAGCTCGTCGGCGGGCACAGAGAGGGCAGCCTCAGCGAGGCGAGCCATGGCGCCCGAATTAGTCTTGCTATCGGGTTCGGGAGGGAGTTCGGGGATTTTTAGTGGACTTTGCTGAAAGGGCATGCTATACTTTAGAGGTCCCTCGTACAAACTGGATTTCGTGAAGGGTACCGTCGTTAGAGAGTGCGAGCTTTATGGCGCGACAATAGCGAGGGCGGTAGCGAAGTTGGAGAACTGCTTCGGCGCAGAGGCGCGTAGAGGGATCAGTTTCAAGGAGGACCGTAACAGAGGAGACTTTGAAGTACCAAATGGCGCCCCTTTTATGTTCTTTAAGGCGCACGGGAATGTTTTTGGATTGGCCGATATAGATTGGAGCGCCGTCGGCGTTTCGGAAAATGTAAAGGCCGGGGTAAAAAGGAAAATCGGGAGGATCAATGAAAGAATCAGTGAGATCGGGGTCGAAGGGGTCTATGACGCCGGAGGTCATGATGGTGCTTCTTACGAAATTGCCAAGGCAAAGCAGGGTCAAAGGGTCCTACATTTACGAGGGCCCCGCCGAGGCCAATTGTGACAGGTTGATGTTGGAAATTTCTGATTTAGTTCGGGCGTGGCCGGAGCGGCACCGGGCGATCGTGGGAGGGATCCTGGCTGGATGGTCGAAGACCGATCTGGCGACCTATATCGGGGTATCGCGGAGGCAGGTACAAAGAGTAGCAAAGAAGTTGCGAGAGGTGATGAGATGAGTGCTGGGGAGGAACTATGGTCGGCGATTATTCGGTATGATAGGCGGGCCGGCGATACGCTACGCGTGCGCGTGCCGTGTTCGAGTCCGGAGCGCGCGCGGTGGTTGTGTGGAAAAATCGGGGGGCACGTGGAAAAAGGGGCAGTTGTTGCTACGGGCCGGAGTGTGGCGGGGCTTTTGCGGGCGTTGGGGCAAGATCCGGGGCTCGTGGAAAAGACGCTGCTGTACCGGTACGCCTCAGGCGAAGAGCGTCGACGGTTATTGGATGAGATCTTTGAAGTCGTACGACCCACGATAGAGATTCTCGACGAGATTCGGACGAAAGCGCAGGAGTACTAAGCCCCAAAATGGCGGGTCGTAGACCGTGCCGCCAGCCAGGCTGGTATTTAGGGGGGATTTTTCACAGGGTGACACCGATCTTTAATAAAGACCGATCCCCCCCTCCCCCCCTCCTTTCATACGCGCACTGTCCCCCTCGCGTTCTAACTCCTGTGTGCGTAACGGGTTACACCAATAACCACCACACCGCGCCGGCCAGATTAGGCTCGAGCAGGATAGATTTTGCAATTTGTAAAATGTGCCGAATTGAGCCTAGCCTGCCAATATGGCATAGTCATAACTTGTTGTGGCATAACGACTTATGACAATATACTCCTTTTACTTGACGCCCTGTCACACCTGTGGTTAGATCTCAGTGGCTGACAGCGGCCCACCGCGATAACCCACCACAAGGAGACAGACATGACCAACAATGACCTTGCCACCAAGTACGAGAGGCTTGGCTTCTGGCGCGAGGCAGCTAATGCTCGACGCGGAAAAGAGACAGCCCACATGCGTTGGATTCGAAAGACCTGGGGATTCTAAACCGTCCACATGACAAACGACCAAATGCAACGCATACGCAACGTGATCACAGACCTGCAAACCGAAGCACGGAGACCCACCATGACCGACCGCCAAGTCGCACTCGACACCGCTCAAATCAACTTGAACCTGGCATGGGAGAAGTTGCAGCTTGAAGGCGCCAGTATCCCTTTGTGGGACGCTGTCCATTTCGCCGAGGACAAAATCGCAAACCTTGAGGCGCGCCCATGAACGACCACGAATCCAAAATCGACGCGGCCGAGATCGCGTTCGCCATCATCTTGTTGCTACTCTTCTCTGGCCTCTGCGGACTGTAACATGAAAATCACGCTCGCCCTCATCCTGTCGCTGCTCCTCGCGGGCAGCCTGTGCGTACTCGCCATGAGCCTTGGACTGTAATCTGGAGACACAATATGACAGCTCAAATGCACCCCCTCAAAGACGCCTTGCGCTCCCCCTTCGCATGGCCAGGTGGATACGAAAAAGCCATTTACCTCGCGGACGGCGAGAGAATTTGTCAAGCCTGCGCAATCAAGAACTTCCGTCAAATCATAAAGGCGACCCGCGACAATCCCGCGGACGACTGGGCATTTCTCACCGTTGATATTTATTGGGAAGGCCCACCGCAGACCTGTATTGAATGTTCCCGGCGCCTCCCCAGTGAATATGGAGACCCCGAAGCATGAAACTCGAACCGGCGCACCTCATTTTCCTCAAGGCCGCGCTCCGACGTCGGCCGCGCGAGTACTTTAGTCCCGGTGTGACCCGTATCGTGCTCTTACTTCGCCTCTGTTTGCCCTTCAAGAAGGATTAATATGTCCGAATACACTGATTGTCGTTGTCGAGATTGTTTTGAAATCGCAATTTCCAGCAACCCAAACACACCAGATTTTTGTTGGGCATGTGAAGAAGCTAATTGCGAAGACAACAAGGAATGTCAAGTAGAATAAGAGAAACTCGAATGACTATTTTGATTCATATCGGCCTCGCCGTTTGTGTCTTTGCTCTGATCTCGGGTATGGCGGTCCTTCTTTATCGTCTAATCGAAGTGCTACTGGACTATGTAGGCTACGGGCCCACCACAGCCGCCCGACGCTACGCCCGATGCTACGCCGCCGCCGAGAAGCACGCGAACCGGGGCGCGCCGACCCTGAACCGTAGTACCTCACTAATCGTTCAACGCGCTCTCACTGCCGCGAGAAGGGGAGACGGATGGTAAGTGCTCAAGAATTCAAAAGCGCCGCGCACGCCTTCGCGGACAAGCTCATGTTCGGAAGAGTTGCCTACCTTCTCTACCAGCGAAGACGCGGCATGGTATTAGCGGCGCACGAGTCCCGTAATAGAGTACCCGAAGCCGCGGCCCATCTCGCGTATATCAAAACACGGCCCGAAATGTCTCCTAAAAGCCAGATTGAGTATCTCAAACTCAAAATCGAAGGCCTCGAGCGCTCCGTAAGATACGGCGACGACGAAATCGAGCGACTCGAGGCGGAACTGGCCGCGGCGACGCAGGACGACCTGCCATTTTGACAGTAAGAGATACCTAATGTACAAAATCGTACGATTCTACGCCGACGAGCGCGCTTCGCGCACAATCGAACGAGGGCTAACGCTTGAAGAAGCTCAAGCCCATTGTAAGGACCCCGAGACGAGCTCTACCACGGCGAGCGCACAGAAATGCTCGCGGATCGGGGGCCAGTGGTTTGACGGGTACGAAGAGGCATAATGCCCCCTTCCGTCGTCCCATGGCCCCAAACAGGACCGTAGACGGCTTCCCCTCACAAAGCCACTCCTAGGCCGCCTGACTACCTTATTGGCCCTCTGAGCCCAAATCAACCACCACAGCCCCCCCCCCCCCGAAAGGACCATCATGCATCTGAAACTCATCCGCCAAGACTTTGAAAACGCCACGGAGCGTCACCGTCAGCGCGCGCTGGAGCGGTATGCTGCCAAAAGGGCCGCCCAAACTGTCCGAAATTTGGACAACCGCGCCATTATAATCGTTTTTGAGCGCGCCCGAGCGGCCGAAAGGGCCCAATCGTGCCTTAAGTGCCCGTGAGGCGTGCCCAAGGCGCCCTTATAAGAAAGTTACCCTTTTTCAAGAAAAGTTTAGACTATAGGAATACAGAAGATACCTACTTCCCGATTAATAATATTTTTTTATAGTAGTAGTAGTAGTATATAGGGTGGGTAAGTTCCGTATACCGCCTATGAGAAAGATTATGGGAAACAATTAATAAAACTTTGCCATTGTGGTGTTACCTACACCCGTTATACTTTTGATTTTGGAGCACCACCATGTCTAACGTCCGCCTCGCCCTCGATCCCAAGTACTTCGATCGCCTCGTGGGCCAGGAACGCATCCTGCCCATGGGCCAGCAACAGGCCGTGCTGATCCGTGTCGCCTGTGAGAGCTTCGAGCTCGAGGGCCCCGTTGAGTTTCCGGCCCCCGGCCGTTTCATTTCCTCGTACATAGGAACACAAACCCAGAAGCGCCTCGCCGCGGTCAGCGGTGCCCACCCTGGCATCCCACTGGCTCGCGTCATTCGCGCCCTCCTCGATCGGATCCCCCACTAACAAAGGACAACCCATGAGTGTTATCTACAAATACGCCCTCCAGAACGTTGCCTTTCAAGGTGTGGCCATGCCAAAGGGCGCAGAAATCCTCTGCGTGCAGACACAGCGCGATGTACCTTGTATTTGGGCCCGCGTGAACCCCGCCGCGCCCGTCCGCAACCGTAAGTTGCTAAGTTTCGGTACCGGTGAGCCCATTTCAGGCACCCCCGGCAAATACATCGGCACTTACCAACTAAATAATGGACGGCTGGTGTTTCACCTTTACGAGGAGGCCCCTTGAGCTACTTCACCCCCTTCGCCCACTGTGGCCCCCACGTCGCGCTGCGCACCGTCGACGGCGACCTCATACTCGTCGAAGAAGCCAAGGACGCTTCCCGCTTCGGCGCCGCTTACAGCGCGCTCGAGCTCTTCGTAGCGGTCTGCGAGCTCGAGCCTCTGATCTACAACTGGCGCGACCGCCTCCTCGGCCGCTCCCGGCCCTCTAAGCCTTGGCGTGACCTCGACAATGTCCACAAAATCAACCATATTCTCCAAGCCAACCTGAACCTCGCGTCGATCGCCCCGGGCGCCGACTACGACTCGCTCGCGCCCGGCAACCTCCCCGAAAATGCCTCTCGCGCCGACCGCCTTCGATCCTCCGGCTTCGTCTTATACCCTACGCTCCAACTCGCCTTTTGTCAACAAATCCTCGCCGCTGTCACCGACGTCCCCGAAATCGTCGGTTTCCTCGATCACCCTATCCACGGCGTTCCCGAAGAGCGCTGGCTTTACCCGGAGACCCCGAAATGATCACGAATTTGATCGGCCGCCAACTTAAGGCCCAATATAATATCCATGGTACAATCGTTGCGGTTTATGTTGATCGTGGAGAGCTTTGGATTGCTGTTGAGAACGCCCATGGCGGACTTTATACCATGATTGCCACTGCCGCCAATCTGGCTCTGGCGTCGGAGGCCCCATGAAATACCCCCACTTCAACGCCCTTTTTAGCTCCTTCGAGTTCGACGCCGTCGACCACACCACGCTGTATTCCTTTATTTTCGGCTGCTTCCACGCCGCTTCTCTCGATCACCCCCGGCCCATCTTCTTTATCGACAGCGAGGTGCCCGCCCGCGGCAAAACCGAGGTCTCCCGCGCCCTAACGATCCTCCTCGACAAAAAATCCACCTCCCTCGCCATTACGGGTAACGGCCCCGCCGACATGGATAACATCGTGGCGAATCTCCTCTCCGGCTGCCGCTGCATCTCCGGCCAGAATGTTAGTGGTGTGGCCGAATACAATAATCCCCTACTCGCTTGCCTCGCTACGGATGGGACTGTGTCAATGCGGGGCAAGTACGACCGCACCGCCACCCCTTTCGCCGGCATCGTCGGCATCCTCTCCGCCGTCTACGGTCAGGCCTCTGTCCACCCCGACATCGTGACCCGTAGCTGGCGCGTCTTCCTCTCCGGCCCCGCTCAAAGGCTCGACGTCCAGCCCGCCGTCTACGCCAAAGAAAATCGCGACGCCCTCATCAATGAGATTTTGGTTGCGCACTCTCGCGCCACCGAGTATACTGAACCTCCAACTACCCGCTTCAACCACTTCGAGGCCGCAGCCGCCGGCGCGTACGCCGAATTTTCTGGGCGGTCTCACCTCGAAGTGGCTGCTCTTTTGAAAAAGGCCACTAACGGCCGTCTCGGGCTCCTTCCCGCCGCCGTCAATTCCTTGTACAAATCAAACCCCAAGGCCTTCACCGTTCCGCCTCACAAGGAAGTGATTGGCTTCACCGCTCGCCAGTTTGACCCAGACGCACTCGAAGGCGCCCGCGCCCTCGGTTACACCTTTCACCACGGAGAATGGACCGCATGAGTTCCCCCCGCACTAACATTGACCGCCTCTTACGGTTGGCCGCCCTCCTACGAGACCTCCCTCCCAAGGATTTTAATCAAGGACAATGGTATGGTTCAGATCGCGACCCTGACGTGCGTAAGGCTAAATGCGACATGGTTTGTTGCCTTGGAGGCTGGGCTACGACCATTCATCCCGATCTCATTTTTGGCCCCGACGGCCTGTATTTTCAGAATACGCGAGCACATCTTGCGTTTGCTGTGGCCTTTGGCCTCGATGAGGACGTCGCAAGGGCCCTCACCGACGGTGACGCTCCCCATCAAACCCCAAAAGCCGCGGCCCGTGCCGTCGAAAATGTCGCCGCCGACCTCGCTGCGGAGCACGACTACGAAATCGTGGAGGTGCCCGCATGAAATTGCGCTTTCTCATTTCCACCTTTCCGGTAATGGGTCTACTTTGCCATCGTCCTACCTGCTTTGTTTCTTCAAATAGTACCTTTTTTGTCGAGTGGTTCTCCAAAACCTGGAACGCCACCGAAAGGACGCCATGACTACCTGCCACGGAAGTAACGACAAGTACCTCGCCGCCGCTGAGGAAACCATTTGCCGTTCCCTTGTGAAACGCTGTTACAAAGACGGCCATCCCGGCTCGGCGCTGGACGTTGGCGCCGGCGACAGCGGCGCGGGCCGTCGCATCCTCAAGAACTGGGACTACACCGGCATTGACGCTGTGCCCCGTGAGAATTTAAACAATGAGGAATTGGTTCTCCATCACGATATCTTGGATCCTGCCTTCCTCGCCGATCTCCACGGGAAGAAATTCGACCTCGTCCTCTGCAAGCGCGTTCTATGCCAAATGTCCGACGACGACGTGGCCCGCGCCATTGCGCACATCAGTGTCATCGTGCGGTCTAAAGGACACCTATTAATCTGCGAACCGTGGGCCACCCAGCGCGCCGCCTTGTCCGCGGTCCACCCCCTTCCCGACCCTGAGAGCGGTGGCCTCGGTGTGAGCCAAATTCCCATGCGTACCTTCTTTGGCGCTCCCATCGCCGACGTCGCCGTCGCGCCGGATTACACCCTGTGGACCCGATACCTTTATCCTCTTCTCTCCGGCGAGTTTCTTAAGTACGACGACCCTAAGCGCGCCGTGTTCCCCACCTTCCCGGCCTCGACTCATCGGCAGCACGCTTTTTACCGCGTCTTGCTCTGGAAGAAAACCGCATGAAAGCCCCCAAGAAAATCGCCAAATGCGGGAAGCGCTCCTGCAAGAACCCCTCCCGCCCCAAGTACTGGGCCTCAGGCCGCCTCGCTCTGAAGAAGGTACGCGCTCTCGTTCGATCTGGTTACGGTTTAGATGCCGCGATCCACTACTGGCTCGGGGCACGCAAATGCTACGCGGGCGCCACACCGACCCAGGCCGCGTTCGAGCGCTTTTGCCGCGCCTCGTTTAGGAGACAACCATGAAAATAGGCCGCCTTCAGATCCTGTTTTGGTGGAAAAACTGGTGTTGGCTTCCTCGTCATGGGACTTATGGGCCGCGGAGCAATTCGGCTTATATTGTGTTTCGGTGGTGGGCCTGGGGGCCCGTTGATGTGCGCTTTTTCCCACGAAAGAGAAACTCATGACCAATCTAGTCGATAAGAAATGCATCTCCACGGACTGGTTCACCCCGCCCGAGATCTTGGAGCCTGTTCGCGCCGTCCTCGGGGGCTCCATTCCATTGGACCCCTGCACCGCGTCTCATAATCCCACCCAAGCTTATAAGTTTTGTTTTCTCGGAGGTCACGATGGCCTGACGATTCCGTGGTTAATTTCAGCGTTCGTTAACCCCCCCTACGGTAAGGAGCTGTATAAATGGATTTCTAAAACTGTCTGGGAGGCAAGCTTGGGCGTCCAGATTGTGTTTTTAGTCTCAGCTTCCTCTCGCTGGGATCAGGCCAAGTGGCAACGTCTTTATAGCCCTAACCTCACTACCTTCGTGATGCCTCGGGGTCGCGTCAAGTTCCTGGACGCCTCCGGAGTGCAGCAGAAATCGCCGCCTTATCCGTCGATTTTGTACTTCTACAATATTGACCCCAAAACCGTACTCCAACATTTTGGCCACTTAGGGACCGTTGTGAAGCAGGAGGTTTTGTGATTCTCTACAAAGAGTGGGATACGCATTTTGTGAACACCAAAGGTAACTCTGTCCGTTCAGATTTAGGTATGGTGCTCAATAGTATTCAGGAAGAATGGCACATTTTTTCCATCTTCGATTATTCGTATGGGACCACTGTCGTAAAATGGCGCTGGCGCTGGTTTTGGCAATGATCCTCTACGAAGGCCCTTCCCTCCTCGACTCCTCCGTGGAAGTTGTCGTGATCGCCACCGAGGACAGTAACCCCAAGACGGGCCGCATGCTTTTTACCTGGATCCTTCGTCAAGACCGCCCGCCAGAAGTGGCGGCCTACGACGGCAGCGACGACGCGATCTGCGGCGACTGCAAATTCCGAGCACAGCTTGATAGTCGTGGGTGGGATCCCGAGTGGGATGCTTCCGTTCAAGCACCACCATTCATGCAGAAATCCCGCACCTGCTACGTCCGGCTGTCCCCCGCCGAGGGCGCCGACGAGACTATGCCGCCCAGCGAGGTCTGGCGTGCGTGGAAGGCCGGCAAGTTCTACGGGGGCCCCCAAATAGTTTCGGGTATGCGAGATCCGAATACTGATGAGTGCATTTGGGAGCAAGTCTTAGAAGGGAATACGTACTGGCAGTATCGTGGCCCCCTTCCCGTCCGCATCGGCAGCTACGGAGACCCCGCCGCGGTGCCCACCCGCGTCTGGGCCGCGCTTGTTCGGTACGCAAAGCACTGGACGGGGTACACACATTTTTGCCGAACCTGCGACCCCGACCTAAAGCGCTATTGCATGGCCTCCGTCGACACCCCCGAGGAGCGCGCCGAGGCGCAGGCGCTGGGATGGAGAACATTCATGGTGGTACCGGAAAATCGAAAGGAGGTGATGTGGAATGGAACTGCAAGAGCAGAAACCGTGGATATGACGGTGGGGGGTACAGATATTCTGTGCCCCGCCACTGACCCTCATCCGAAACGGAACGCTACTTGCTCGACCTGCCTCCTGTGCCGCGGCACCTCCGCCCCGGCGCCTTCAATATGGGAAATTTCACACGGAAAGAATGCGAGTAATCACACATGGTAACTTCCGCAGCTTTTCCTCAGTATTACGGTGGAGGGTTTACGGGCATGACGCTCCGCGACTACTTCGCCGCGGCCGCACTTACTTCTATGACCGCGGCTCCAGATTATTCTAAGGGTCCTTGCAATGCAGCTATGGCGGAGAGGGCCTACGTTATCGCCGACCTTATGCTCGCCGAGCGCGCCAAGGAGACAAATGAAAAGAGAACTTAATCTTGACAACCCTGTAGGTCATGGAGCCGTCTTGCTTGAAGAAGGCCGAGTACTCACAGCTTTGGCCGCAGCTCACGGGGGTCCTGTGCTCGAAATTGGCGCCTGCCAAGGTTGGAGCACGAAGTTTATTCTTAACGGACTACCGGATAACGCACTCGTAGTGAGTGTCGATCCTAATCATCAAGGTAGGTGGTCAGACCTTCGTCTTAAACGTTGGACTTGTTACAGTGATAAAATCGAGCAACATCCAGATCTTTGTCAATTCAAATGGGCATTCATTGATGGGAATCACTGTGATCCTTGGCCCGTACATGATCTTAACCTCGTTCAACGCCTTGGGGTTGCTTTCGCTGTATTTCACGATAGCCTTCCTATTCACTGGCCGGATGTTCAGGCGGCTCTCGATGCGTCAAATCTTCCTTACACTGAACTCAATACCCCTTGTGGTCTCGCTATAATTCGATTTAAGGAGACGCCATGACTGGCCCCGAAGCTGCGGTTGAGATTACGAAAATGATTATGCAGTTTTTATTTTGGGTGGGAGTAATACTGTTAGTCATAGGAATATTGAAAAGGCCGGACTCATGAGACTCCTCGCCCTCGACACCGAAACCACCATCGTCCAGCTCCGGTTCCCCAAGTGCCGCGACGTTTTCCCCGTCCCCGAGCTCGTGTGCGTCCAGCTCTGGGACGGCACTGACGGCGGCGTCCATATGCACGATGAGCCCGACCTGGACGTTCTCCTCATGGAGGCCATTGATGACTCCGACACGCTCATCGTCGGCCAAAACATCCCTTTTGATATCAACGTCCTGATTAAGGCTTTCCCGGATCTCACGGGGCCCTGGCGCCGCGCTGCCTTCGAGAACCGCGTCCTCGACACCATGGTTCTTGCGACCCTCCGAGAGCCGTGCCTCAAAAACAAGAGCCTCCGCGCTCTCGCCGCCTTCCACCTCGGCGTCACTCTCGAGGGCAAGGGCGACGTCCAGGTTTCCTTCCAGCGTGACACCCCGCTTTCCAAAGAGCAGCAAGACTACGCCCTCAAAGACGCAATCGTAACCCACGCGCTCGCCGCGCACCTACGTACCGTGCCGTTGGGCGCCATCTACAGGGGCCGGGCTATGCGCCGGCACGAGATGGAGTGCCAGGTTAACCATAAACTACCGGCGGGCCGTGGGGGCTTTCACGCTTTGGACCACGTCTACTCTACCTGCTTTATAAATACGCGCGTTCTTTTGGAACCCCGAGGGTGGGACATTGACCATGTGCTCTTCGAGAAGCATCGTGCAGTGGGAGTCGCCAAAATAGAGGCCGCCGCTCACGCCTTGCTCCCCTCGGGCTTCATTTCCCGCGCCCGTGACACCGACGCCCCGCAGACCCCCGGGGGCCTCGCCGACATTTCTCGTCGCAAGTTCCAGTATGACCCCGAAGCGGACCGCTGGGAAACAGTGCGAAAGGGCCGCTGGGTCTACCAGCCGGCCCGCTGGAAGCTCTCGCAGACGGCGATCCGCACGGCTTTCGAGGAGACCGCCGTCAAGCTGGGGCTTGAGGACGTCCCCGTCTCTGTGAAAACCCAGAAGCTCTCGCTGACCTACGACTACTGGCGCGAGCACCGCGACGCTTTCCCGCCGGCTCTCCAGGATTTCATGGCCTACGCCCGCGCCCAGAAGTATGAGTCCATCTATTTTAATATATGGGGAGCCTCCAAGACGGGCCGGGTGTACCCCACGTATTTCGTACCGGGCACCGAGACGCTTCGACACGCCGCGAGTAAGCCCAATTTCCACCAGATCGCCAAGAAACTCCGGGAGATTTTTTATGTTAAAGACCACGTCATCGTGGGCGCGGATTACAGTGCGCTGGAGTGCTATACGTTATGTCATGTGCTTGTTAATCTCGGCTTGCGCGGTCCTCTTTACGAGACCTTGGCTGCTGATGGCGACATGCACTCTATCACTGCTGCTCGTATGTTGGGAGGTACACCAGATGACTACCCCAAAGGCTCCCAAGAGCGCCAAGCCGCCAAAGCCCTGAACTTCGGGATCCCCGGGGGCCTCGGCGCCAAGAAGATGTACACTTACGGTCGGCAAGGGTATGGTCTCGCCTGGACGCCGGACGAGGCCGCCAAGATGTACTGGGCCTACCGGGAGGCGTTCACCGACATTGACCAGTATTTGAAGTGGTTCGGGAGTATGAAGCCGTGGCACCTGAAGCCGAAGCACATGGACCGCGACGAGTGGCTGAGGTCTTTGGGGTTTGAGGACTGGCCCGGCACTTGGGAACTTGGGAAAGCACTTGACAAAGGCCGTCACTACAACGTCCAGCTTCCGTCGGGGGCCCGGATCCCGGCTCGCAATTTTTCTCAAGGCACGAACTGTGCGTTTCAGCATATCGGTGCCGTTGCTATTTCGCATGCCTTGAACCTGTGCTGTGCCGAGGGGCTTCCCGTCATTGGGGCTGTTCATGATGCGGCTTATTTGGCAGTGCCTAAGAGTGAGGATCCGTCCTTGACTTCTCGCAAGCTTGAGACTATCATGGAGCAAGCGCTTTACGAGGTTTGCCCCGAGGCGCCCCGGCAGACCGTCGAGGCAGAGATAAAGGAGACATTTTTCTGATGCCGTATATTAATCCAAGTCGTCGCCCTTCCCTTTGGAGCACCATGAGTCCTGTGAATGCGGGAGAGTTAAATTATTGTTTGACTCGATTGCTTCAGAGATTTTTAGGTAAAACTCCTGAATATCAGCGGTACAATGCTGCTCTCGGGGCCCTCGAGGCCTGTAAATTAGAGTTGTATCGTCGAAAAGTGGCGCCGTACGAAGATGTGAAACGCCAAGAAAATGGAGATGTCTGATGAAAGCATATGTGGCGTCAAGCTGGGAATGTAAAACCGAGGCCGCACAGATCCGCGACCACCTGGCCACCATGGACATCGGCTGCACGGCCACGTGGATCGATATCGATCCTGAGGACGCCTACTTTGCGTCGCGCGCCGACATTGAGGCCGTGAGGGATGTCCGGGAGGTCGCCGAGGCGGATCTGTTTTTCTTGTATGTCCCGGATCCCGACACCTCCCGCGGCGGCCGCGACGTTGAGATGGGCCTTGCGCTGGCTCTCGGTAAGCCGATTGTGCTCATCGGCACGCGCCGGTGCGTTTTTCATTGGCACCCAGACGTGCGGCATTTTACGGGCATTCACGAGTGGATTTGGGTTACTATGAAGGAGAAGACGATATGACCGTGAAAGGAAACAGCGGCCCGTCGGAGGCCGCCTGGGAACACGCAGCAAAGACGGTAATTAAAGACTCCGGCGAGCGCCAAGAGTTCTCGACCGGCAGCGTCCGGGACTCCGAAAAGGGGAAGGGGTTGTACGCTCACCTGTCGCCCATTGCGCTCAAGCGCCTCGCGCAGCACATGGAGGCCGGCGCCGAGAAATATAATTTTCGGAATTGGGAGCTGGGGCAACCTCTGGCACGCTACCTAGAGAGCGCCATCCGCCACCTCTACACGTATTTGGAGGGTTCTCGTGACGAGGACCATTTGGCCGCCGCTATGTGGAATGTCCACGGGATCATCCACACGGAAGAGATGATCAAGCGAGGAGTCTTGCCTAAGGAATTGGACAATCTTCCCCACTACTACCCATCTCGGGCGAAGGATTTTGCTAGGGCTAAAGAGCGCAAGGTAAAGGAGGCTCCATGAATGATTTTACCGCGAGATTTACCTTCAATTCTCGAGAGGGCTTGTGGTATATAGAGCTCACGTTAGGTGAGAATCCCGGCCCAAATCGCCAGACCATCCACACAAGAGCTAAAACCGCCCAGCAATCTCTGGATCGCGCCTTGATGACCAGGCTACAGATGTTAGAGGTGCCATGAACATAATCCTCGTCGGTGGCGCCGGGTATCTAGGAACCCGCCTTAACGTTGCCCTTCAGAGCGCCGGGGTCTCTGTAGAGATCACGGACCCCGGGATCCTCCAGGGGACCGACGACGCCTCACAGGATGTCCTAAAGATGCCCGTGCCGTCCTTCACCGCGGCTGACGTCGTGGTCTGGCTTGCCTCGATCCATGAGGTACCGGATGAGTCGCGTCTTGTGTGGCAAGACGTCGCCTACAGACTCATGATAGAGACCCCTCTGAAGTGGGCCGCCGCGGTTGGGGAGGCCGGCGGGCGGTTCATCTACATCTCCTCGACCCGCGCGGCGACGCACACCAACCGCCTTTATGGGTGGAATAAACGTCGCTTCGAAATTCTCACTGTAGCCGAGGATCACGTTACAGTCCTGCGGCCGGGTACAATTTGGGGAAACCTCTCGGAGACGCTCCCGAACCGCACGCAGACGGTAATAAATCGGATGCTGACCGACGGCACGTTTCAGGTGGAGCCCCACACGGAGCCCTTTTTCACGTGCCACATGGATCGGCTGCTGATTGCTATCGTCGAGCTGCTTCCCTTTTCCGACCACTGCAACAGTGGCCTCATCCGGGCCGTGACTGATACCCGCCTTCCGATTACCGGTAAAGATTTGGCCGGCGGTTGGCGGCCTGAGAACTACGCCACGGAGCCGGTGCCCGCGAATATTCCGGTAACAGAACACCCGATGAAACTGTACGAGGCCTACTACTTTGGAGACCGCAATGCCTGAACTACTCGATCCGTTGGAGTTGCCCCGGATGCTGTTGAACAACCAGTTTTGGATCGCGGTCTTGTACAGTAATGCTATCATTACGGCGGCGTGGATGTTGTCTCGGAGGAGGAAGAAATGAAGTCCTGCGCCCTGATCACTCCCGGCCACTGTGCAAGCTCTTTGGCTATCTACCGCCTCAAGGAGGAGGGCTATGAGGTTGGGCCCCCGGGGGAAGTAGATCCTCGTCATCCTTTGGGTCACTACGACTGGATGGACATCTTGAGTCCTCAGATCGCAGGAGACTGGAAGGCATACGAGAACGTGATCGCCGCCCAAACGGTGCCCTTCGCGTTCAAGCTTCAGAGCGGCATCATTCACTGGGGTGTCAAGGCCGTTCATGCCTTGCCCGAGCCCCGTGTCATCGTACTGGACCGTAAGGACTGGCAGTCTATAGTAAAGAGACTTGGGGGAGATGCCCAGTGGGTTTGGGACTATTCGAGGGCCCTTGTCCGAGTCGTTGCGGCTCTCAAGGGCAAAGTGGAATTTTGGAGCAAAGAGGAGCTTTCCGGTGTCAAACCTTGATCTCGATATTGACCCTGTGATTCTCCAGGACGCGCTTGAGGGTCTGGAGCCCCTCCCTTTGAACCAGATCAGCTCGGCGATCGACTTCGGGGCCCATGCGGGCGCCGTCACGTGTACTTTGGCTAGCCATGGCATCCGGGTGCTCGCGGTGGAGCCCTTGCAGATCGCACGGCTGGCCCGTAACATTGAGAAAAACCAGCTCCAGCGACATGTGAGTATTCTACAGGCAGCCGTGGCACCCTATTCTTCGAAGAGGACCAGTCTAATGAAGCTTCGCCGCGCCGGCAATGACGCCATGTGCGGCACCCGGTTCCTGGAAAGCCGCTCTTTGGACGAGGGCCGAGCCCTAAGGATCACCCCGGGCCAAGTTTCCACTCTCTTCGGGCGCATCGCTGACTTCGTGAAGGTAGACATCGAGGGCGCCGAGTGGGACCTGTTGGTTGTGGGTGAATTCGATGCTCTATTTGCAGAGGCAAAATATGTGGACCTCGAGCTTCATGGAGAGGGTGAGTTTTTTCCGGAGGGCTTTACTCACGGTTTTGACGTGCCTCGCTACATGTCTCAGCTCGGGTTTAAGCTGGTGGAGACCACTAAAAAGCAGCAGCTTTGGAAACGAAAATGAAAATCGATCTCCCCGTGCTCACCGACAAGCAGCGCATCATGCGCCCCAGCTTCTCTCGATGGGACAATTTTTCGAACCGCTGCGAGCGCCTCTACGCGCTGGACATCCTATTCCCGCAGCCCTTCGGCTCGCCGGCGCAAGCCAAGGGCGCGCAGATTCACGACCTCTTCGAGGGGTTTCTGCGCCGGGTGCGGGCGAGTGGGTATGACGTACAAAAGGCGTACACTGATTACTGGGGGATCTCATGGGCCTCTTGGCCCGATGGTCCTCGGGAGAGAAAGGAGTTAGAGCCTTTCCTAACCACCTGTATGCACCTCATAGAGAAGTGGGGCCGGAAAGTCCTCCACGTTGAGGAGTGGATCAACGTGGTGGACGGGATGCCCTGGAGCGGGAAGGTTGACCTTGTCATCGACCACCCGGAGCACGGGCCCATGGTCGTGGACTGGAAGACGTGCGCGACTACCACATGGGCGAAGTCTGAGAACGAGGCGCGCCGGTCGCTTCAGCTTCAGGTGTATTGTCTGGCCATGGACGTTCGGCGGGCGGGCTTCATCTACCTACCTAACAGTGCTGTGCCGCTCGAGCGGTTCGTTACGTTCTCGGAAGATGCTCTGGAGCGCACCAAGACGCGCTTACGAGCTCTTCAGGCCACTATTGCGTCGCGGTGGAAGACTACCGGGCTCCACGTCCTGACTAACGAGCGAGGTATGCCGTACATTACGGACGTCCAGGAGGGACTTGAGATTGATCTCACGCCCTTCGCGGAGGCGGGGTCCGAAATGCCTTGGTGTTCGAAGAAGCACTGTCATCACTGGTCTCGATGTGTGGGGCGTAAGCGATGACGACGCCGGAAGATAAGCATATAGGTCCTCTCATTCGTTACTACAGGGTAGATGCCGATGGCATCCGCACGGAGATCTCGCCTCCCCCGTTCTTGGACTCGAGCTTCACGGCCCCCGATCCCAAGGTGTGGGGCTCCATAGATCCCCCGAAGTGCGAGTGCGGCTCTGAGACCGCCAAAGTTCCACATGCATTATGGTGCCTCAAGAAGAAATGGCTTGATTGGCAGCCGCCCACCCCGTAGAATAGAACTTTGCTTCAACCCCTCACCCAAAGGAGCCACAATGGCAACCATCCAGGAACTCCAAAGTAAGATACCCGGTGCACTTACGGTAGGAGAAGTTGAGTCTTACGGCGACGCTGGGCTAATTCGGACAATCTTGGTCGCCGGGACCACGGAAATCGGTGAAGATAAGGAGGAGAAAGTCACACTGTCTTTCGTAGAGGACGCTAAGGTTCTCGTCATCAACAAGACCCGCGGGCAGCAGCTCGCCGACCTCTTCGGCGCGGCGGTGGACCCCTCGGGACAGAAGGTCAAGCTGGTTGTCCGGAACACGCCGGTGGGATCTAGGAAGATAAACATGATAAATATTGAGGAAGCGTAAGTCTTGCCCCGCGCGGAGGCATCCCGGGCCATGTCCTCCGCAGGGGCTTTTTCAACAGAAAGGAAACAACATGAACGACGTAGATCGCGTGTTCAGAGACTTGGACCAAAAGCACAACTCCTACACCAAGAAGTTCGGTCTCATCAAGAGCCGGTTCGACAAGCTCCAGGGAGAGATTGACGAGCTCCGGTCTAAGGCGAAGGACCGGGCCGGTGATCTTCAAAGCGAGATCGACGAGCTCCGGGCGCTGGTCTCGAAGCGGCGATTCAAGTCATGAGGTGGCGCGTGGAGCAGTTCACCGGAAATAAGTCTCTCGAGGACCTCCTCAACGCTCTTTCATCGGACGGGTGGGAGATTTTCGAAATAGGACAGGGTCGGGTCATTGCCCGGAAGCTTAGGCCATGAGAAAGAATTTTCGGCGTTTGTCACCGCCCATAACTACGAAGGACGCGATTCGTCGGTGGGGCACCATTATTGGGACCACGGATTCGTGGCTTCGGGGCAAAGCCATCGGGCGCCTCGAGACGAAGCTGGCTGCGCTGGCGTCTGTGGACCCAGAGTGTGTGGTCGCCACTGACACGTGCACCAACGCGCTGGCCGCGGCGGGGCATGTTGTATTCAATATGTATTACGCCGGCGGTGGGTCTCTTCATGTGTGCCCTTTAACTTATGCCGGTACTTACTCTTGGGCTGAACATGCGAAGAAGTGGGTGGACTGCGATGAGGAAGGGTGGCCGTTGGGGCGGGTGGATGTGGCGGTGGAGCTCTGGGGGCGCTCTGTTCCACACCTTTGGGGGGGTCCCTCGTTTGGCGTGGCCCCCATCGTGGACGCAGCGCACCGGTTTAGGCCCGAAGAGGTGCTCGCGCACTTCGAGGCGGGCTCCAAAGCGGTGTGCTGGAGCTTTGGGCCCATGAAGGAACTCCCGGGCGTACGCGGGGGCGCCGCCGTGTTCGCGAGCGCGGTCTCTGCCAAGCGAGCCCGGGACTTTTTGAATAACGGGATCGTCGAGGGGTGTCCTCGAGGCGCCCCGGGCCGCAAGGGTCTCATGATGAATATCGATGCGGTATTCTTGGAGAGCCAGTTAAGAGACGCCCCCCGCTGGCAGCAGCTACGGCAGCGTGTTTTAGAGTTTTACGATCGCTATTTTCCTACGGGATCTAGGGTGGCGACGCTAATGACTCGGCCTGGGGTCGCCTCGGGGCATTTGTGTGTTCTGCGGTTTCCGAACAAGGAACGACGAGATTTCGTGCGGCACTGGCTACGAAATCCCGCCATTGATACTTCGGTGCATTACCCCGTCCCCGACGACGCGCCGCCGGGGGCGAAGGAGCTGTCGGGGCGTATTCTTTCGCTACCTTGCCATCCTCGTATGAGGTTTTGTGACGTCCGCAGAATCTGTAACTTCATCATTAGAGCCGGTTAGGAGACGACTTTGGACATCAGATATATGGCTGGATTTTTTGATGGAGAAGGGCATCTGGGGATAGCGTGCCGATGGAGCTGGTCCCCACCTTGTTTTTTTCCTATTGCCTCGGTGGTAAATACCGACCGCCCGATATTGGAGGAGTTCCGAGATAAGTTCGGAGGCTCGATTAGGGTTCATGAGAAGCCCTATGGAAACCGCGCGCTGAGTTGGACGTGGTGCCTACATAAAGCCGATGGTCTGCGCGCCTTCTTAGAGCACATTGGCCCACATTTGCGCCAGAAGGGAGCAGCGGCGCAGGTTTTGCTGTGGGCCTTGGATAAATGCCCTGAAGAAAGGGAAGAGGCGGTTGATATTATTCACCGTCTGAATCAAAGGGGACCCCTGGCGAATAAAGACCATGCCCGCCGATTAGCCTCACAACTTGTGCACTCGTGAAGTCTGTCACATGAACCTTCAAGACACGTATCCCAAAGGGCCTGAGGAGTTTGCGGCAGGCTTCTGTCAATTCCTGGCCGATCGAGCCGCCAAGGTTTGCCGCGAGCTCTTTGAATTCGCGATGCGCTATAATCTTGACTGCCGCTGCGGACCCTACGTCCTCGACGCTCTTATCGACCTCCCAGCTTTCTCCCAGCGCTTTCCTAATATCGTCGACTGTGTAGGTGACCACGAGGGAAGCTGTGACAGCCACCCCGTCCTCGGTCAAGAGGCTCTGTGGAGGCAGGTTAGAGCTCTGGCGTACGGTGGGGAGGAGCTCGATTTCGGTAACGAGTGGCCAGTAAAATTGGAGCCCGGGGGCGATGATTTGTGTAGATCCGTCTTTCTTAAAGCGCAGGCCCGCATGCGTGGAGCGGCAAAGAAAAGGGCGGGGCAAAAGACTGAAGATAGCATTGAAAAAGGAGGCCCATGACATGTCGGATAAAAACTTTGAACCTGAGTTTTTTATTAAGGGAAAATGTGAGCACTGCCTACAATGGAGTAAATTTGAGGCAGATAAAAGCTCACTTTCTTACATTGGAGTTCACGGATACATTTGCGCAAAATGTTTGAAATCTAACGAAGAGCCTCCTCTATCGACTGCAAGCGAGTAAGGACTTGCTCCATGTAAGCCTCGAGAGTATCCCGTTGCACATACCCGTCCAGCCTCGACTCCACCCAAGTCATCCCGCCGAAGACCGCGGTGGAGAGGGTAATACTGAGTGTTACTACTACGATCCAATCTTTTTTACTCATGGAAGGATATTCTTATGAAGGAAGCCATTAGGTATAGTGAAGAAATTGATAGTAAAGAATCACCAACCGAACACATCAGCACCTGGCAAGGGTGGAAGATCCTTAGAGGAGACTGGGAAGGAAGGCAGTGGCAATTGTGGAATGAGGACCGCCGCATGTCTTTCTTTGGGAACAACTTGGGCTGGCTTTTAGATAGGGTTGTGGGGGAGATTTTTCACCTGCCGAAATGAGGGGCTTACTCGAATACCATCCTATGTGCCTCGCTGGTGGCTTGGGTTTTCGCGGCCTCGAGGGCCCAGCTCATTTCCGCGTCGGGCAGGATGTGTTGTAGGTAGCCAACGAAACGCTCAATGGTGCTGCGGCGCTCGGGCTCCAGTTGGGTGCCCTCGGCCGTTGATAGCCACGTTTGCCCGGTGGTGATCGCGCGCTTGATCTGGGTCGGGGAGTTAGTAGAGATCAACTCTCCGATCGGCGTTGTCACCATAATCACAAACAACTCTTCGACGAGCTCAGGGGTATCCGCGAGCGCCGCGTAGGTGGATAGCATCCAGGCCTTCTGATGAACACTCATAGCTCTGACGACCTTGTCGATGTCTTGGGCGTCTACGGCCTTGTCAAACTTCTTTCGGATCTCCTCATCGGTGTCCTTCACAAGGAGCTTCTCGGTGCCGATTTCCATGGTAAACTGTCGGCGGTCCCGCATCCTTTGCATGATGTCCTCCTGCCGCGGAACGTCGTGCGTTTGTATGGCGCCCTCGAGCTCGTGTTGGAGGGTATCCAGGGCGAATTCCATTTTGGGCGCGTTGGGGTCCACTCGGCGGCTCTGGAAGATCAGGTTTGCCTTGAGGTCGCGGTCTCCGAAGGCGCCGGTGCCGCGGAGTTCGCGCGTCTGCCACTTCGGGTCTCCGCCGAGGAACAGCATGGTGCGCGCCAGGGGCTCGAAGTGGCCCTTTTCCCAGACGCCCTTAAGGCGAATCCCCAGGATGCTGCTCAGTGTGCGGTCCAGTACGGATTGTGCGCGACCAGCGATCCGGTTTCCGGGGGCCTTCGCCACCCGCACCCCGCCGCCGAAGACGCGGCCCGCTGCGTACTCCGAGAGGATACCTGGCATCAGAGGCGGCACTGCCACCTGGCCGGTTTTCTTGATGGTATCCAGGAGCCCCAGCGCGCGGCTTTGGTATTTGCGGCCGGAGAGCGGGTCCCGTCCCGTGGCCACGGAGGCCATGAAGTTGAGGCCGGGGTTGTTCGCGACCACTCGGTTCGCGAAGTTGATAGGCGCGTTGACGGCGGCCCCCGCGAGAGAGTTTAGATCCAGGCTGTTGTCCAGGAGGTTTCCAACGATCCCCGGGGCGGCGCGAAAGAGCTGTAGGCCATCCATCCATGGCACGTGTGCGAACTTGAAATGCCCACCTCCATCGGGAACCATGAAGCCCGAGGTCAAGGAGGTCCAGGCTGGGAGCCCGCCCGCCTCGCTACCGAGTTCCTGGAAAACCTTCTCGGGGTCGGCGCCGGAGGCTCCCATTGCAAACATGTTTGCGACTGGCACTGCGCTCCAGAGTCCCGCGAAGAGGCCCGGCCTCTGGACCATGGTGTTGTACCCAGTACGAATGAACTCGTGAGGGAAGGATAACACCGGGGAGCCCCAGAGGCTGTTGGAGAGATCCTTTAGGGCTTTCGGCACGCCGCTGTAGGTCTGCATGAAGGTGTTGACCTTGCGGGCGGACTCCTCGGGCGACAGTCCTGTCTTGCGGTTGTACTTGTAGGCGCGCACCCGCATGTAGTTGGCCCATCGCTGGTAGATTTCGGCGCTCAGAGAGGAGTGATCCTTGAAGGCGCCGAGGCCCCTGGGGCTGCTGGGGCGCCCCGTCTGCGCGCGGGACAGCCACGAGAGGCCGTCGATAGCTTCCCCGAGGCCGAGGATCCCGCGGTGGGTGCGCTGGAGTATCGCGGTTTTGTCCACGAGCTCATTGTCGAGAGCGAGTTGCTCTCTCGCGGATAGAGCATCCCACTCCGGTGTGCCCTTGGACGTCTCGATCGTGGCGGTCCGCTTTCGCAGGGCCTTGGTGGCGGGGGCGTCGTTCTCTCCGGCGAGCGTCTGACGGAAGAACTGGCCTCGCTTGAGCTTAGCGAAGACACCCGTCCCGGGGTCCGTCTTCCCGTATATTAGC